CAGTGCGTAGTTCAGATCGGCAGCAAGAGTGTCGGCCTCGCTCTGCGCTTCCGTTTTCCAGCCCATCTGCAACAGGACTTCACGCTTCAGCCGCTCGTTCTCGGCAGTCAGGGCTTCGATGCGGTCGATGGCGGCTCGGTTGTTCCATGCGTCGATGCAAAGTTCGATCACGCTCTCCCGGCACATGGACAGGTCGCCGGGATAGTGGCTGATCTCGGCGCTGCATGAGGTGCAATAGATCGAAACCTGTTCCAGCATTTCACCAGTGAAGACGCTCCGGAATGATTGCCGTGTATCCATCTCCGCAGGCTCACCACAAAACGGGCAGGGTAGAAGTTCATCACTCATGGCTTCGCCTCCAGTGCTGCGCGGGCGCGCTGCTGCGCCTTCCACAGGCCAGCGCGCTCCGGCTTCCCGTCGTAGGAACCTCGCATTTCTCCCCCGGTCCAGTACCGATAGTATTCCGAGATCGCCCCTTCAGTTGCGACCAACGCCTCCCGCAGCCGCTCGTTCTCGGCAGTCAGTTCGTGCATTCGGCGCTGTGACTTGTCGAAGTATTCGCTATGGCTTTTCGCTTCACGAACCTGATAGGCGTGTTTATTCTTCCAGGCCTTAGCCAGCCGCTCGTTCTCGGCAGTCAGGGCTTCGATGCGGCTACACGCTGCGGCCATTGCGCTATCAATAGCGCCTTCCCATGGAACTGGATGCTTGCGCTGGAAGTCCAGCCAAATCTGTGCCGTTGCGTCGATCAGGGCGTTGAGACGGTTGGCTTCTGTTTCAATCACGGTCATTGGTCTTATCCTTCTCTGCGCGGATTGCGGCTGTCAGTTCCTCGTCGTTTGACTGCCGTTCCTCCGCAATCACCGCCGCACGTTCCAGCCCTGCGGCGTAGGCGGCTTGGCGATACTTGGCGATCTGCTCGACTTCCCATGAAAACGCTTGGTTTTTACGGACATGGTGGGCAGTCTCGCTGTCAGGCCAAATGTTGTATACGCTCACAAACAGCGCCTTGTCCTCGTCAGTCACGGTCATGGCCTGCTCCTTTCAATTGAGATTGATCTTTGGTGGTTCACGTAGCTTTCCGCCTGTCTCGCGCTCGAATGCCTCGAATTGATCAGGCTTGAGCCGCACGGATGCCAGCACCAGTGATCGTGGATAGTTTGGCTGGAAGGCGCTTACCTCACCGATCTTGATGTTGTTGCGCAGGCAGAATGACATGAACCGTGCAAGGCTTGCATTGCTCATGGACAGACCCGCTTCGCAGTGCATCCATACACGACCGAACGGATCAGGCTTTGACTGCTGGTAGATATAATGCTGGCAATAGCTTTCCGGCCAAGCGCATGGTTCACTCATGGCCTGCTCCTTTCACGATGGCGGCGGGGGAAAGTGCGAGTATGTCCTTAGCGTCCAATACCGCCCTCCACTGGCTATTTGCCTCCTTCGCAGCCGCCAACAGTGCCAGCCTAGCGCCTTCCTCCATCAGCGCGGGGGCTGCGGCGCGGGCATCTTCACGGAAGCCGTCCTTCACTTGGTGAAACTCTTCCTCCCAACTAATTTCGGCGCACAGGTCATCACAAACCCGCGCATGGATCGCTCTCGCAGCGGCCTCTATCGCTTCGTCTGGTGCGGTGACGGTCGGGGCTGCGGCGCGGGTGTTCCATGCGTCTATCGGGTGCTGTTCTTCCGGCTGCATCGACCGCGTATCGACATGGCAGGACATGGCATCGCACTGGTTACAGCCGACCCAACCATAGACTTCGCCGGTTGGTCCTTTGTCGCTGTAATATTCAGCCTCGCCTCCACAAAACGGACAAGGCAGCAAAGCAGCGGCCTCTATCGCTTCGTCGTCAGTCACGGTCATGGCTTAACCCCCATCAATGCAGCGCGACAATAGGCAGCAACTGCAAACGCAAGGTCGATGGCCGATTTCTGGTCGCACCCGGCTTCATGGAAGTCGTTGTAATGCTCCATCGCGTCAACTTCGAGTTGCTCAAGTTCAGAGCGCAGCCGCTGTATCTCTTGCGACATAGCCTTGAACGCATTCCAGATTGGAACGAGATCACCTTGCTGGATTGTCTCGGTTTCGACCTTGTTCACAGCGTCAAAATACGCTTCTTGCCAGTCAGTCATGGCCCACCTCGACGATCTTCAAGCCACGGGCTGCACCGACAAGCCCTAGCGAATTGCCAACTGTGCCGTCGCCGTTGCCGTCGCCGTAGCCGAAGCCGTAGCCGAAGCCGTAGCCGTAGCCGTCGCCGTAGCCGAAGCCGTAGCCGTTGCCGTAGCCGAAGCCGTAGCCGTTGCCGTCGCCGTAGCCGAAGCCGTAGCCGTTGCCGTAGCCGTTGCCGTAGCCGTAGCCGTCGCCGTAGCCGAAGCCGTAGCCGTTGCCGTAGCCGTAGCCGTAGCCGTTGCCGTCGCCGTAGCCGACAGGCCTAAAGATTGCGGGGGCCATCACAGCCCCCACTTATCGTCTACCGGGACACAGAACACTTCTGCACCTACTGGCATATCAACGTCAGCGATCTTGCGCAGATCAGCCTTCGCCTTCTTCGGGTCAGCAATCATGCCCGCGAAGCCGACGCTCTCCCACTTGAATACGTGCAGCGCGTTGCTCAAACGAATGCGACCATTCTCGCGGGTCACGTCACCAGCGAAAATCCAGCCGCGATCCACCACGACAACGGCGCGGGTACCGGTTGGGCGGTTAGCAATCGGCGCATAGGCAACGCCATTGATGGTTACGATGTCAGTCATTAGCTTTTACTCCTTGGTTTCAGTGATGGTTAGCCCACGGGCTGCGAGGGCGGCGTTGATCTTGGCGCATTCTTCCCGTGCATCGTCTATGTGGTTGCCGGGGAACGCTTCTAGCCACGCCTCAACCAGCGGGTCGGTCTTGGGGAGGATGAAGTGGAAAAAGCGGGCGTGGACGTAAGCCTTACGCAACCCATCATGTCCGCAATCATCGACAGCCCGCTCCACCGCATCGCTAACCTCGCGCTTGAAGGCTTCGTGCTGTTCGATGGCGCGGCAGAGGGCGCGCTCCCCCGGCAAATCGGTGTCAAGAATGCGCAGTTGCACCAGCCCCATTTCCTTCGCCACCTCATTCAGCAGCGCCAGCGCCTTTTGTTCGATGTCAGTCATTTGAACATCTTCTTTGCATCAGGCAGCAGATCCTTGGTCTTGCAAGTCTGGCGCAGGCAGCTGCGCACGCCAGAAATGCTGATCTCGGCATTGCAGTGATCGCACCAGATCGCTTTGACCTTTTCCTTAATCATGGAGAACTTCCTCCATGTGCGTGATCTTCACGATCTGCATCTTTACGCCAATGCGCTTCTCAGCGCGGAGACGCTCCTCCTTGGCACGCGCAAGGCTATCGTAAGCAAACACCCTGGCATTGCGGCTGGTGCGGACTTCATAGGTTACATTCATGGCTCATCCCCTCTTGATGAATCGACCATTGCGATCGCGCTTCTGCTTGGGATTGCGCAGCTGGCAGATTCCATATCCAGCAATCCCAGCGCCAAGCATCATGATAATCTGCAAGATGATATCGATCATGTTTCCCACTCCCGTTGATTGATTGTTAAGCTGGGGTCATCACCCAGACGGCCCAGAAGATCGCCATAAAAGCTGGCGGCAAAAAGATGGCGTTCACCTTTTCGCTGCGCGGCATGATCTGCCAAATCTTAATTACGTCCTTCATTTTCTTCCTCCTTCTGGACTGCGCGGTGCAGCATCAGCCGTGCCTGCGCTGAAAGTGATCGATGCTCCTGCATGGCGATCTTTTCGATTCGAGCGCGCAACTCAGGCTCGATGCGGACAGTCATGTAATCTTTAGGTGGCATTGGTGTTTCCTCTACTTCCTGCTTGATGGCCTCGATGCCCTTGGGCGTCAGGCTGTTGTGGTGATACATTCCTCGGCGCTGGCGGATGACATATCCGCGATCGGCCAGCTTCTTGAGGTTGGCGCTGACCGAGGTCTGGCTGCGACCAAGGCGTGCAGCGATCTCGAAGGTGCTGCTGGGATGATGATAAACTGTCACCAGCACATCGCGCCATGAAGGATAGATGATCTCCTCCATCTCAGAAGTTCCAAGGTTTGGCGTTGTATTGTGCTGCCACAGCGCGAGCAGCGCGCTTACCGTCCACCTTGTGTTCAGCGATGAAATGGCGGCGACCGTCCTCAAGGATGCTGATGGTCAAAACACCATCGTAACGCTTGGTCGGTGCGGTGTAGTCTGCGATGCGCATGTCGGTAACTCCGGTCTGCCTTGTTGATGTGGTGATAATGCCCACAATTTCCCACATGGTCAAGAGGAAAAAATATACCAGCGCAGAATCCAGACAGATCAGGTTTTACGCTGGTATGTGGTCAATATGGATGGTGTGGCTTTTCGCCTTGTCCGCACTGTCCTGGGGAGGATCAGCCAGATGGCCCGGCAGGCTTTACTGATCCTCCCCTTTTTTCATCCTCGCCTCGGAAGCATCGGCAAAGCCCAGCAAGATCGAGGCTAATTCCCGCGCTTCATATGCGCCGAAATGCAGCCAGCCGCTTTTGCTCGACTCCTGAATGAAATCCCCTTTGATGATTAACAAGAGGCTATCATCGTCCTCTAGGGTGGCAGTATAATGCCAGTCCGCTTCTGGCACAGGAACCTGAATATTGATGATTCCAGCAGTGTGCGTATCTGCAAACAGGGTGCGAAACGTCTCTCTGGTCTTATTCCAATCCATCGCCTTCTCCTTCAATAAACGCATCGATCTGCGCCTTAGCGTCCTCGGCTCCGTAGCAGGTGATGCAGGTGTATCCGCTTTCAATCAGGTATCTGATCCAGTCCTTTTGATCTGGCGACAGCCGACCACCCTTGACCCGCTTCATTTCGATCCACAGGCGATAATATGGCACAAACAGATCAGGCACGCCTCGTGCCACACCTTCGGCCTTCAACCGGGCTGCGGTCGCTCGTGAACGCCAGCCTCCATTAGGGATGGCAAATATCCGCACCGGCGCGTGCTTGCGGCGGAACCATTTCACCACCTCAGCTTGCTCTTGATGCTCCGAAGGGATGCGGTCCCCACTCAAAACGGAAGTTCTTGTGACCATTGATCGCACTTTCCATAGCTGTTCACGAACTCGGCAGGCGGCTCCATGCTGAACGTAAAGCAGCGCCCATCTGCAGAATAGTGATCGCAGTTATGGCAGCAAGGTGGAGGTCCAGCCTTCATCCATTCCTCATATTGCACCAGAAACTCTGGCTTTGGCGGTCTAGGCATTTTCCCACTTCCTCCTCACAACCCGGTAATACTTTCCATCACGGCGATACTCGATCACACTGGGGCAGTCGCCACCATTCAACCGATCGGCCCACTCCTCAAGCGTGTTGGCTCCGGTAAAGATCGTTCCAGCCCGCTCGGCAATCGACACCACCGTGTTGAGCGCCTTCTGGCCTGCATAACCTTCATGCGTAATCGGCAGATACTCAACCACGCTTGGATCGCTCAGACCGCCATAATAAGACACGGCCAGCATATCCTTGCCAGATGCGCGGCTGGTATGCTTGCGCCAGTTCCAGCCTGTCAGGGCCATCTCTTCGGCTTCCAGCCCCATGATATCATCCTGGCGTAGCTCCAGCTTCTTTGGCTCTGGCTCTGGAAACAGTTCGCCACAGGTCGGGCATTCCTTGGCGCTGATATGCACCAGCTCGTTGCAAGCCTCGCAGACCTTGACCGGAGCCTCGCCATTACCCTCACCCTTGCGCTTGGGCGGCTCCACAGCGGTGATCGGCCCATGCGCCTGCACCACGCCTGCAAAGTCCAGCACCAGGCAGTGATCGGTGTGGCTTTTAACCCTCATCCCGCGACCGGCCATCTGCACATATAGGCTGGCGCTCATGGTAGGCCGAAGCATGGCGATCAGATCAATGTCGGGATAATCAAAGCCAGTGGTCAGCACATTGGCGTTGGTCAGCGCACGCAGCCTCCCAGTCTTGAAGGCAGTCAGCAGCCGCTCACGCTCGGCCTTTGGTGTTGCGCCAGTCACGCAGGCAGCTGCCACCCCATGCGCCTGCAGCACCTCGGCCACATTCTCGGCATGGTGAACGCCAGCACAAAAGAACAGCCATGCCTTGCGGTCACCAGCCAGATCCATCACCTCGCGCACAACCCGCAGATTGTTCTCGTCGGTGTCGACTGCGGCCTGCAATTCGCTCTCAATGAACTCACCGCCACGCTTATGCACGCCAGACGTATCCAGCGCAGCCTTGGTGACTTTGGAACGCAGCGTCGAGAGATAGCCCTTATAAACCAGTTCCTCGATCGTCACCGGCTCAATCAGATCGTCAAACAGCGCAGGTTTATCCGTGATCAGGCCATGTCCCAGCCGGTAAGGTGTGGCGGTCAAGCCCACCACTCGCAGCGCCGGATTAATGGCCTTCAATTCCGCCAGGAACGATCGGTATCCGCCCTCGTCCTTGTGGCTGACAAGGTGACATTCATCGATGATGCACAGATCGATGTGGCCGACCTGGCTGGCGCGTTTCCTGATAGACTGTATGCCTGCAAACGTAATCGGCTCGCCCAGCTGTTTGCGGCCCAACCCAGCCGAATAGATGCCCATCGGCGCACCCTTCCAGTGCAGGCGCATCTTCTCGGCATTCTGCTCGATCAGCTCCTTAACGTGCGTCAACATCAAGATCCGCGTCTCAGGCCAGTTCTGAATCGCATCCTTGCAAAGCGCCGCGACGATGTGGCTCTTGCCTGCGCCAGTTGGCAGTACCAGGCAGGGGTTCCCCTGCTTGCCAGCCGCGAACCATGCGTAAAGCTGATCGATGGCGCGCTGTTGGTAGTCTCTTAGCATTTCAAATCTTCCACCATCTGAATGCGTTCGCCAATCCATCGCATCACTGGAACTGCCATTGAATTACCAAGAGCCTTGTATCGAGGTCCATCAGACATGGGCTTATTGCGATGCGGCACTAATGTATAATCATCAGGGAAACCTTGCAGACGCTCACACTCGCGTGGAGTTAGGCGGCGGACTGCGCTGGCAGTTCCAACTGCATGGTGGTGGTCGCGGAGCAGCGTAAAGGCTGGGTCGCCATGTTCTCCAACGCCAAATCCAGTGCCGCGACCTAAAGCCTTATGGCGTGTCGCAATCTGGGTGTTAATCGGATAAGCCACTGCCTGCGTTTGGCTGCGCTGTAGAGACAAGGCGCACCCTTCACTCATGTGCATATCAATGCTTCCGCCTTGCTGGTGGGCAAATGCCACAATGTCAGGCCCGCGGTCTGCACATGGGGAGCTGTCATAGCGGCGCGTTAAAGTGCGGGCAGTGCCATCATCTCCGTCCGTTCCAGCCCCCGGCCCTCCGCCACCGCCAGAAGCGCGACTTTCAAGGGTTCCGGCAACGTCTTTCCTCTTTTCTCTGCGCGGCGTAGAATGCCCCGACAAGCTGTGGCGCTCAAAAAGAACCGCTGCGGCACTTCGCCAATCTCCAAAACATCCGACAACGAACACGCGGCGGCGGCGCTGTGGAACTCCAAAGTATTGAGCGTCAAGCACTCGGTAGGCGAACCCATACCCGCATTCGACCATGCCACCAAGAATGGCTCCAAAGTCCCGTCCTCCGTTCGATGACAGGACACCGGGGACGTTCTCCCAAACCAGCCACTTGGGCCGCGTTCGTTGAGCAAGCTTAAAAAACTCAAGGGCCAAGTTGCCACGGTCATCATCCAATCCGCCTCTAAGTCCTGCGATGCTGAATGATTGGCAGGGAGTTCCTCCAACAAGAAGGTCAATTGATCCATAATCTTCGGCTCCAATTGTTGTGAAGTCGCCATGACAAGGCACATCTGGATAATGATGCGCCAAAACTGATCTTGGCGCTGACTCAATCTCTGAAAAGAAAGCTGGCTCCCAACCCAAAGGATGCCAAGCAGCTGTTGCCGCCTCAATTCCGCTGCAGACGCTTCCGTATCTCATCCAATCACCTCCGCACCTGGAAATGCATCGCGAGCAGCTTCAACCATCGGATCACCACACGCAGCCGGATTGGCCACGATCTCCCGGCTCTTGTAACCATTGGCTCCGTTCTCGATCACACGGTCGCCAATCTTCCACATTACGCTCAATCCGTCCTCGCTGGCGATCATATCCCAAGGCACCAGATCAGGGTGCAGCACATGATCGTCACAACCTTCGTGCTGGAACTCGACCGGGATGCCGTCAGCTTCATGGCGTTCACAGCGCCAAGTGGAATCTGCCTTGGCTGTGCTATGCGCGCAGGTGCGGCAGTTGGCGTATTTAGTCGGCTCGGCTTTGTGGCAAAAGCTATGCGCTGGGCAGAAGCGACACTGATACCATGTCGGATCTGCGCTCAACGGCTCAGGGATGCGATCCTGCAGCGCCAAACGCTTGCCGCGCTCAATATACCGCTCGGCCACCGCTCGATCATAACGGACGCGCTCAGTATAGATCCGGTCATCGTCCTTGCAGACTGCCAGATAAAGCGCACGATCGACGTTGACGTTGGTGCCGTGCATATAGACCTGCATCTGAACGAAGTGCATCGGCTTGGACTTCTCGACACCCAGCTTAACCATCTCGTCGAAGCTCTTCTTCGAGTGCGTCTTGAACTCAGCCACATGGCGCTTCTTCGGTGCCTCAGGCACGCCAGACTCAATGATGCCGTCCAGCGACCCGCTCACATGACTGCCAAAGTTCACGCGTTGCTGACTCGATCGAATATCAACTCCAATGGCGCGCAGATCCCGAATGATCGTATCTTCCTCCATCTGGCCGCGCCGGAACAGGCGGAGGATGCGGCCTTCGAACTGCTCACGCACAGCCCAGCGAAACGAAAGCCAAAGCCACCGATCGCAGGGATGGCCTAGCAGACTGCAGCCCATATGCGGACGTGGCTTCTCGGCCTGACTTTCATGGTATTGGTCAATCAGGCTCGATATGGTATGAATAGGTTCAGGCAGCTTCATGGTTGTCTCACTCCAAATGGGGGAAGGCCCCGGCAGGTTTCTCCCTTCCCTGCCGGGGTCTTTTCATCTTACTTCGCCCATGGCGGCTTTGCGCCACCAGGCGCAGACGTTGCTGCCGGCGCTGCGCTGGGTGCAGGTTGGGGAGCGATCCCGCCAGAGATAGCCTTGAAGCCGGCCACCTCGTTCTTGTTCTCGGTGTAGCCAGCCGCCTTGTCCTTGTCGGTCGGCTGCTTGATCTTGATCTTGATGCAAAGCTGACCACCGATCAGTTGGTCGGTGTCCTCGACACGCGGCAGACCTATCGCACGCATGATCTCACCAAGCTGCTGGCGTCCGATCTCCTCTGCCTTCTGGCTCTGGTTGCGGATGTTCACCGCCTGAAAGATCACACGGCCCTGCTGCGTTGGGCCAGTGATATCGTAACGGATATCGATCTTCTGACCCGTGCCAGACTTGGTGTTGCCAAGCTCGGCCTTCGTGATGGTGGCGTTATACCAACCTTCGGGAATCAGCTCGTAATTGCGATCCGACTGCGGAAGGTCGTCAACGCCGAAGCTTTCTCCAAGAAATGCCATGTGCCTTACTCCTTGATGGTAATGGTGAAGGAAGGACGTCCAGCCGTTGCTGTGATGGCGTCCAGTAGTGGGGTGGTGATCGCTGCGTCTGCAGCCTTCCAGACTGTCATGTTCAATTCCGGCTTCCACCGGAACAGGCTGGAAAGATGCTCGGTCAGGCCATGCTCTGCTGCCAGTTCCTGCAGCTTGTCGCCATTGACCTTGCGGTTGATGCGGCCCTCGATCTTGATCTTGAAGCTGTCGGCCTCAAGGTTCTTGGTGCCTTCAAGATTCTCAGGGATTGCAAACTGCTTGACCAGCTGGTCCTCGATGTCGCGGCGAAGCTTGGTGGCAGCAGCTTCTTCAGCCTTCGCCTTGATCCAGTCCTGATAGAGGCTCATGCGCCACCTCCGATCTTGGTGATGATTGCACCAAGGTCAGGCGTTTCCCAAGCTTCCAGCTTGCCAGAGCGATCCTTGGCCAGCCAAACGCCATCGCTATCACACATCAGGGCGCGCTGGGTTGCGCCTTCGGCATCGCGTTCAACTCGCAGTGCCAGCACCTCGTCAAAGAAGTAGGGCAAACCCTGCGTCAGTGACTTACCCGGCATGGACGGGTTAAAAAGCAGCTTGCCCATTTCGTCCTGCGATTTTTCCAGCTTGGCGCTCATGTAAACGTGCTTGCCGGGAAGATCGCGAAAGGCGCGAATCAGTTCCTGCATGGTGGTGTTTAATTCACCATATGCAGCGCGGCCATCCTTGTTGCGCTTCAACTCGTGCTGCAGGACAACCTCAGCAACCTCGCTGATGCTATCAAGCGCCACGCTCTGGAAGCCAGCTGCTTCCTTGCTGTCCTTGGCCCAGCTATAAGCTTCGCGCAGTTCATCCATCGTGGTGACTTCAATAAACGGCAGGTCGGCATCCTGAATGGAAAGCAGGCCACCTTCTGCCGATAGCACTACCGGATTCGGCAGTGTGCGGATCAGGCTCGTCTTGCCAGCGCCAGCTTGGCCATAGACCA